ACTGGCGGAACGAAATGACTACACAAACAATTGAACCACAAGTAAACTGGTCTCCCGATATGATGGTGGAGGTCGTTTTGAATGAACCTGATGATTTTCTGAAAGTTCGTGAAACTTTGACTCGTATTGGAGTTGCTTCTAGGAAGGAGAAAAAACTCTACCAATCGTGCCATATCCTGCATAAACAGGGTAGGTATTACGTTGTTCACTTTAAGGAACTGTTTGCTCTTGATGGTAAGCACGCAAACCTTACTGTGAATGATGTTCAGAGACGTAATCGCATCACGCGTCTTCTGTCTGACTGGGGACTTATTACTGTAGTAAAAGAAGATTCTATTTCTGATATCGCACCTTTGAATCAAATCAAAGTTCTTGCATACAAAGATAAAGGTGATTGGATTTTGGAACAGAAATACAATATTGGTAAGAAAGGAAAAACTACCGAAGAGGCATAAATATATTCGAGATCTTTCGTGCGGTCTCTACAAAAGTCGGAACACCCTAAAAAGAGGTTGGGTTTTTGCCCTTCCTCTTTTTTTCGTATCTTGTATTTTATAAATACCTAAAAAGTATTTGTAAGATGGACGCACAAGAACTTCGCAATCTTCAAGAAGCATATATGGAAGTTGTTGAAAATCAAAGATTAGAAGAGCAATATCAGATTATTATTCCTTATTTGATTGATGAGGGGTATGCAAATACTCTTGAGGAAGCAGAAGAAATTTTTATAAATCTTGATGAAGCATCAAAAAATACTCTCTCCAAAGCAGCAGGAAAACTTGCTTGGGCAGCAACTAAATCGGGAACTAAACTTGCTTGGAAAGGAACTAAAGCAGCATTAAAAGCAGTTCGTAATTATGGTGAAAAACATCCAATTGGTTCAAAAAGAAGAGCAGTTGCAGATACTTTGGACAAAATAAGATGGGCAACACTATCAGATAAAGAAAAGAAAAAAAGAATGAATGCAAAACATCGTGCAAGAAATACCAAAAAGGGGCACGAAGAAATAATGCAACGCAATAAAGAATCTCAAAGAATTGCTTCAAATAGAAAACACGCAAAAAGAAATACTACAAAGGGTCACGAAGAGATAATGCGTAATAATCGTGAATATCAAACTGCAGGAAAAAGTTCTGGTGGTTATAGAAATAAAGGTGTTGGTAGAAGAGAAAATGTGAGGGAATTGTATGATATTTACGACATCATCCTCTCACATCTTTTAGATGAAGGATATGCTGAAACACCAGAAGCAGCAGAGGCTATTATGGTTAATATGAGTGAAGAGTGGAGAGATAGTATTATTGGTTGATAAATAATAGTGCTTGTTTGTGGTTATTCAAGCAAAGAGATTTGGGGCAGAAATGCCCCTTTTCTTGTATAAATAACTATAACCACAAACAAAGCAGATGGAAAAGTATTACGTTTACGCTTATTTGCGTGAAGATAGATATTCTCCTTATTATATTGGAAAAGGTTCTGGGTTTAGAGACACAAACAAAAGAAAGTTGGGATTGGCTCAACGACCTCCTGATAGAGATAGAATAGTAAGAATAAAAGAGAATCTAACGGAACAAGAAGCACTATCTTTGGAAATAGAACTCATAAGATTTTGGGGAAAAAAAGATAGTGGTGGTGTATTGGTTAATAAAACAGATGGTGGAGAAGGTACTTCTGGATCAAAAAGAAGTAAAGCATCGAGACAGAAAACTAGTATGTCTATGAGGGGCAAACCTGCTTGGAATAAAGGTATGAAGTTTTCTCCCGGAACATTTGGAAGACCTGTTAAGAATAGTGTAGTAAAAACCACACTTGAAAAATAATACAAACTAATATAAATTATTAATGATCGCCTTATAGGGATCACACAATCAAACCTCGCTTTTAAAGGAGCTACCATAATGACTAACCTCACAAGGTATACATCTGCGGATCTTCCTACTCTTTTGGATAAGATTACTCGCAACAGTATTGGGATGGATGAGTATCTTGATCGCATCTTTAATGTTCATGAAACTACATCAAATTATCCCCCATATAATCTTGTTCAGATAAGTAATGTAGAATCACATCTAGAAATTGCTCTTGCTGGATTCAAAAAGGAGGAAGTTCATGCGTACACAGAGTATGGAAAACTTTTTGTCGAAGGACAAAAATCAGATTCCGAATCGGACAAGACGTTTATCCACAAGGGACTGGCTCAAAGAAGTTTCAAACGAGCCTGGACCTTATCCGACGACACAGAAGTATCAAACGTCACATTCGAAGACGGACTCCTCAGAATTGAGTTAAAAAAGATTGTTCCTCAACACCACCAGAGAAAGGATTACATCTAAATATAACTGAATATCGTCGGCGCAGGGGAACAACTGGCAAAATCCAGTTGACTTCCCCCTTTTTTATTGCTATAGTAGTTAGAGATATAGGAGTAAAATGGATGCAAAACTTATAGTGTTTTTGGATAACACGATATTAGTATCTCAGATTGAAGAAGTACCATCGGAATTGGGAGAACCAGATTGTAAACTGATTGAACCTTTTGTTTTAAATCAGAAAGATGAAACTCTATCCCCTTGGTTGGTTGGAGTTTGTTCTCAGAATACATTTATGGTTCATTCTGATAAGATTTTAACTATCGCTGAACCAAAACCAACACTACTTGAAAAGTATCAGAACCTGATTAAATGAGATTTTATACCAATGTGCAAATGATCGGGAACCAGTTTCTCGTTCGTGGTTATGAAAATGGTAAACATGTGATGTTCAAAGAAGAGTACTCACCAACTCTCTTTGTTCCATCAAAAAAAGAATCCAAGTATAAAACTCTTGAAGGTGAAAACGTAGAGCCAATTCATCCTGGTTCTGTGAGAGACTGTAGAGAGTTTTATAAAAAGTATGAAAACGTAGATGGATTCAAAATCTACGGTAATGATAGGTATGTATCTCAATATATTTCAGATAAGTATCCAGAAGATGAAATCAAGTTTGATATTACTAAGATTAAACTTGTAACTCTTGATATTGAGGTTGCATCTGAAAATGGATTCCCAGATACTGCTTCAGCATCTGAGGAAATTCTGGCTATTACGATTCAGGATTATGCAACTAAAAATATAATCACCTGGGGTATTCATCCATTTAATAATAAGCAAGATAATGTAACTTACATTGAGTGTGGAACTGAGCAACTTCTTCTGCAAAGGTTTATCGATTATTGGGATGTGAATATTCCAGAGGTAATTACTGGATGGAATATTCAGTTTTATGATATTCCATACATCTGCCGTAGATTGAATAGAGTCCTAAATGAAAAACAAATGAAACGTTTTTCGCCATGGGGACTTGTCACTGAGAATGAAATCTTTGTGAATGGTCGTAAGCAGATTTACTATGATACTGGTGGTATTACTCAACTAGACTATCTTGACCTTTATAAGAAGTTTACTTATAAAGCACAGGAATCTTATCGACTTGACCATATTGCTGAAGTAGAACTGGGTCAGAAAAAACTAGACCACTCTGAGTTTGATACCTTCAAAGAGTTCTACACTAAGAATTGGCAGAAGTTTGTAGAATACAACATCGTTGACGTGGAACTTGTTGACCGTTTGGAAGACAAGATGAAACTGATTGAACTGGCAATTACTATGGCATATGATGCTAAGGTAAATTATGCTGATGTTTTTTATCAGGTACGTATGTGGGATAATATTATCTACACTTACCTAAAGAAAAGGAACATCATAATTCCTCCTAAGGAAAGAAGTGCAAAGGATGAGAAATACGCTGGTGCTTATGTAAAGGAACCTGTACCGGGAAAGTATGATTATGTTGTAAGTTTTGATTTAAATTCTCTTTATCCACACCTCATTATGCAGTACTCAATATCCCCAGAAACTCTTGTTAGTATTGATGAGGTTAATGTGAGAATTGTAGAATTGGAAAAAATGCTGTAGAATATTCTCACATTATAAATAATAAAGTGTGGGTAAAACTAAATGCAACCAAAATTTAATATAACAAAAGAACAACTACATCAACTTTATATTATTGAAAACAAAAGTCGTAAAGAATGTGCCGAATTTTTTGGGTGCTCTGATCCACTCATAAAACAAAAAATACGAAAGTTTAATTTGCAAAAACCCAAACATCTGGAGAATAAGAATAAAGAAAGAAAAGAAGTTCTTTATTGTGAAAATTGCGAAACTGAATTTATGGTTAGTAGATTTAGAGCAATAAATGAAAAGTGGAAACTTCGGTTTTGTTCTCATTCTTGCTCTACAAAATTTAGATATTTGGGTGAGGATCATAAGAGAGCAGTATTAAATTCTGTTGCTGCTCGTAGGAGATGTAAAATGAGAGATGCTTTTGATGAAACTGCAGATCAACAAAGAATAAATGAAATTTATTGTGAAGCAAAACGTCTAACAGAAGAAACTAACGTTCCGCACGAAGTAGATCACATTATTCCAATTTCTAAAGGTGGAAAGCACCACGAAGACAACTTGCAAATTATTACTATGAGTGAAAACCGCAAGAAACATAACAAAATTATGGATAATTGAAAAAAATGAAAAACGCATTTAAAAACTTATGGGAAAAATATGTAATTAAAAGGTATATTTCTGCTGCACTTCAGTGGGGAAATAATACTTCTTTTGGGTATAATGAAAATTGGAAAAGAATGGAATATTGGGAAACCAAATATAAAGAACTTGGATATGTTCCTGTAAGTTATGATGTTTGGGTTTCTTGTAGTCAATATCTATCAAAATTGAGGATAAAGAATGAAACCCGTGCCCAATAAAAAAGAACCCAATACTATGTGGAAAGATGTTCACCAAATGTCTCCTCAAGAAATTAAGGAGGAATTAGAAGCACTTAAAAAAGTGAGAGAACTATCCAATCAAGTAAATGTAGATAAACTTCTTAATCAAGAGTTAGATTTAGAACCTTTGCGAAAAGTCAATTTGACTATGACTGCAAACGGAGCACTTTATCATAGAGTAAATGGATTTCTCCCTGAATTGATGGAGAAGATGTATAACGAACGTGTCATCTTCAAAAAGAAAATGATTGAAGCAAAGAAAGCATATGAAAAAACTCCAACCAAAGATTTGGAAAAGGAGATTGCTCGTTGCAACAACATTCAAATGGCAAAAAAGATTTCTCTAAACTCTGCTTATGGTGCCATTGGAAATCAATACTTCCGATACTATAAACTAGCAAATGCGGAAGCAATTACTCTTTCTGGACAAGTTGCTATTCGTTGGATTGAAGGTAAGATGAATACTTATCTGAATAAAATTCTAAAAACTGAGGGTGAAGATTATGTTATTGCTTCAGATACTGATTCCATCTATCTTAATATGGGTCCTTTGGTTGAACGTGTATTCGAAGGAAGAGAGAAAACTACTGAAGGCGTTGTTTCGTTCCTTGATAAGATCTGTCAAATGGAACTTGAAAAGTATATTGAAAGTTCTTACCAAGAA